ATTGGCAACTGGCGCAACAAATGGGTCTGTAATACCATCAAGCTCTAACGGATCGCCTGAATCAACGTCAATATTTGTACCAGCAATTCGATCGCTTGTTGTAATTCTATTTGACCCAGCTCTTGACTTCCAATAAACACAGTATTCTCGTGTTCCAAGGGCACTGATTGGCGTAGTGCCAAGCCAAAGGCCTTTTAGCGTTGGGGCAGCAATTCCATATTCTCCCGTGCAATAAAGACCCTTGAAGCGTTGTTGTGTGCCCTCAGAAAAACACCTACTCCAAACAAGTGCAGGAGCAAGTACAAGACCGCCAGTTAATGTGCCATCACTATCCGTCCCCATTTTTCCAAACGGGATGGGGATAATATCGCCATACTCTGCCAAAGCAGAAACGCTATCAAAGGCAGATGTCTGATTAAATCGTGACGGTCCAACTTGATTTGGCAGGCGAGCACTGCGAACACGTTTGCGCTCTTCAAAAGCTCCAATATCAGGTTTTGGCGCTAATAAGGCTGAGACTGCTGTTAAGGCTACACCAACAGCCAAATTGATAAAAATTGCGGCAACAGGTGTAATAGGACCCGCAACAATATCTGGGATATGCTCGTAGTCCGAGGGCCTAATACACGCGTTTTCTTTTACAAAACGAACAAACTTTTTGTATTCTTCCTCTGTGCAGCCAAGCGTATAAATTAAATCGATTTCATACGGAAGCAATGGTGGATCGTAAAGGCGTCCACCGGCTTCCAGTCCACGCGCTTGGTTTGCTGATTGACGAATAGAATCCCGGTTTCCCATGTTACGCCAAACGCAGGCCGCTGATCGTGCCAAGCGGCAATGTCGCCATTGTAGACGGGGTGCGCAACCTGATCTGTGTAACGCTGAAGTTCTTCCAAAATAGCGCTTTTTGACATTCGATACCAGCGACGATCACAGTCGGGCGCATCAAACCCCATGTTGCGCAACGCTTGTAGTACAAGATGGATGCAGTCAATCTCGCCATTGCTGCCATCTGCGCCAAGGCGATATTTCAGACCTATTAGGTTTTCACACACGAACCTGGCCCGTGATAGGAAGATTACCAACCAAATTACGCAACAACCTGCGGTTTGGGATCGAAGCCTTAACAGAATCCATAACAGTGTTGAGTCTTAACTCAATCCGCTCTGGCGACCACCCACCATTGGCAACAGTGCCGACATATTCGTATAGAACTCGGGAAACGGTTCTTGTTTCTGGATTCACAAGACAAACACTGATTTCGCCTAACCAACGTTCAGCGATAGCTTGTTCCGCCCATGCTCGCGCCAAATTTGATTGGGTAAGGATGATTGAGGCATCCAAGTTATCTCCTGTGAGGCTGGCAGTTGCCCCGGAAAAACCAAACGGTATAAATGCGAAAGTCTGTTCAAGATATGTAACATCTGTGCTAACAGCAAAATTTTGAAAACGGTAAATAGTGCCGTTTTGGGCGGTTGCTTCTAGTAAATGCCCCAGGTTGAATTCCATTAGATTCCAATCCTGCTACGAGTATTTGGTGATTGTTGCAGACGAAGTAGTGTACGGCGTTCACCTTCGAGAGCGCCCTTAGTTGCAGCCTGCTGCATTCCGCGCTGGAATTGGTCTGCAGTGACGTAATCCACGCTGTTGATGCGTTCGATGCTGTAGCGCACGTCGATTGGCTCCATTGTGGCGGCACCAGCGCCGGTTTCGCCAGCCTGTGTCCCGCCTTTGCCTGGGATGACAGCAGCACCACGAGCACCAGCCGCATAACGACCCATTGCGGTACGCATCTTGCTGGCGGGAATAACGTATTCGGGCTCACCACCTTCGCCAATAAGTGCACGAGTTGGTCCTGTGACAAAACCGCCTTCCGCAAAAAAGCTAGGCGCACCGGCACCAAACATTGATGCTCCGCCACCAACGCCAGCGGCAGGCATCGTTACGGGCCCTTGCCCACTAAACATCCCAGCGCCACCGCCGCCACCACCAAACAAGCCCAGCAATTGCTTAAAGGCAAACATGACAACCATCTGAGCAATGATCTCCGTTGCCATTTGAACGAAAGCATCGCCAATACCTTTGAAGAAATCAGCCAATACTTGTTTTGTTGACTGAGCACCGGTGATGATTGATTGAAACGCGCTGCTGAATGCGCTGCCAATACCTTGGGCACCAGTTATCGCCATATTGACGGGATCAATCAACTCTTCAAAACGCTTTTTCAGTTCTTCTGTTTTCTTGGTGGCATCATCTACCGGACCAAGATTGATATCAGTTCTAAATGCACCGGCACCACCGCGCAACGGCTCCCCAAAGGTCAAACCAGCACGCTTACCAAATTCTTCAATTTGCTTTTTCAGCTCTTCGGTTTGAAGCTTGAGCGTGTCAAGTCGTTTAATTTCTTTGTTCAGAGTGGTCAGATTGACCCGTTGCTCCGCATTTTTTAGTTCGCCAATTTGCTTGGCACGATCTTCAAAGTCAAATTGAATTTGTAGTCTTTTTCGCTCAATCTCTGAACTTGTATCGAGCAAAATCACTTGGCGCTTGAATTCAGTGCCCAAGCGATCGCCTAACTCAAGAGATTGCTCAATTTCTTTTTTCAGTCTTTCCGCTGCTCGTTCTGCATCAGTTTTTCCTTTTGCCTTTTTTCCGTCTGTGGCGCCAGAGGAAATGAAAGTGGCCGGTAGATCTGGTGTTGATACTTCGGCAGGTGTCTCCATGCGCTGAAGACGATTTTGCATTAACTGCAACAAAACATCAGTGACAGGCTGGCGCCGTTGCCTGGCAAGAAAAGCTGCTTCAGCCTTGAGCCCAGTCAGCCCCGTACCAAACGCTCCACTTGTGCCTTTGAACAACTCACCGGCACCAGACATGCCACCAAGTCCCGCCAAAGGCAAGCGGCCGCCTTTAATTGCTACAGCAGCAGCGGTTGCCCCGGGCCTTGTTGCCGCATTAATAACATCTGTAATTGTTCCAATTGTCTGGGCAGCAATTCCGCCAATTCCCCTAATGATTGGACCTAGCGATATAAGTAGTTCACGCAATCCCTTCATCGCGTCAACAATTGTCGGTATCAGATCTTGGGTCGCTGCTACCTGAAAATTCTCAAACTCATTCTGTAGATTTTTAACCGCCTGAGCGGGTCCGTTCATTGCAGCCGCAAGTTCATCAGCACCTTCTGTGCCCGCACGTTTCAATGCACGGATAACAACGTCAGACGTAATTTCGCCTTGTTCGGCAAGTTTCCTGATTTCGCTAACCGGCTTGCCAAGCTCCTTGGTTAATGCAATAACCAATCCGGGCGCTTGTTCAAGAACAGAATTAAGTTCCTGTCCTCTTAAAACACCAGAACCAAGAGCTTGTGTTAATTGCAGCAAAGCTCCGGCACTTTCTGCGGTTGTAGCACCGCTTACTTTTGCGGCAGTATTAAAGCCAACAAAAGCAGCGTTAATATCTTCAAGGCTGACATTGAGTGGACGCAGCCGCCCGTACAGCTGAGCAAATTGTTGGTTACTTTCGCTGGCGCTTAAGCCAAATGTTCTTCCAGATTGCGCCGCTAATTCCTGCGCTCTCGCAACTTCGCCATAACCTTTTGCTAAAAACGTGAGCCGACGTACTGATTCTTCGCGTTGGATGCCAGCCTGAACAGCCTGTTGTGCCGTTCTTAAGCCAAGATATGCTGCTGATAATCGACCTAATACGCCGATCAGCTCAGACGCAGAGCTACTCGCGGCTCGAAAAGGCTTGGCACCTGAAGCGCCGCCAATATCCTCTAATGCTCTTTGCGCTTGTTGAGCTGCTTGCTGAACCTCACGCAGCTTCTGAGTTGCGCCACGGCTATCAACATTGATGGCAACGTTGGCGACGACAGACACGGCACAACCCTTTTGCTATCAGCAGTCTACCGGCGTCGCTTCATCTGACGTTCTTGCTCTTCGTTTTGCAGCTCAAAATAACTAGACCAAATCAACAGTTCTTCTAGCGTCACCTCCTGATTCAGGCGAGCCAATGTATATCCCAACTCCTTGGCGACCCCAAGCTGCAGCAACAGCAGGTTGTCTTTTTTTAGCTCAGCCTTTACGGCTTTTCATGTCTAGGTCTTTTTCTTCCTCAGGATTCGTGATGATCGCCAGCATCAAAGCCTGCAGGTCGGCATCCATCACTTCGTTCTTCAGCTCGGCAATCTCACCGGCCTGAAACAGGCGCTGCCCGGCATCGTCAACAGCCTTTGTCACCAGTAGGTTCAGCGCAAAACCATTTGGATCATCACCGCCAGGCATCTTCTGCGCACGCTCGCGCTCGGCCATCGTCAACGGGGCGCTGTAAAACTCAAACACGTCGCCGTTTGCCAAGGTCACCACACGCTTCACGGGCGTCAGATTGGCGGCCTTTTTCAGGCGGGCAAGAGCTGACGATGCGGGTGCGGGCATAAAAATCAGGTGCTTGTTATCACTTTAGACACAAAAAAGCCCCCGGTGCAACCCAGGGGCCGATCTGAACATTCCTCGCAAGCCTATCAGGCGGAGGTGCTGAAATCGAAGGTCGGCACGCCAGCAGGGCGGAAGGTGATTTCAACCTGTTGAGCGTCGTCGGGGTTGACGTTCAGGCTTGCGGTCAGCAGCACAGCATCCATGGCAATGGAGCGACTGAGGGCCTCAGAGCTTTGCTTGTCGGTGTACAGCTTGAAGGCACAACCAACTTGCTGACGCTGCAGCACGTCTTCCACCATGCGGTTAGACAGGGCGCTGTCTTCGTTGGTGACGTACACAGTGGCAGTGCCAGTGCCATCAGCGAAACCGGGGATATAAGCACGGAAAGGTGCGTACTGCCCAGCGGTTTGACCGATGGTTGTAACATCAATTTCCGAACGTGAAATTTCAAAGCCCCAGGACTGAACTTGGCCCACGGCGGCATAATCGGCGTAATACACCTCAAACTCGTTAGGTGCAGCAGCAGTGCCATCATCAGTGATGTTGACAGCAGCACCGCCAGCAGAAGCGGAAACCTGCAGAGCACCAGAGCTGGCGGTGTAGGCAATTACGTAATAGGTAGTACCAGCAGAAAGGCCAGCGGGCAGGGTGCCAGTGCCAGCTTCGCCAGTCTGGCTATTAACAACACGGAACTTGACGGGATCGCCAACCTTGAAATTCAGGTAAGGCTCAACCGTGATGGTTTCAGTAGAAGTATTCACACCAGACTCACCGAAAGTTCCGGTGGTTCCAGCGGGCTTGTAGTAAAGGGCGCCGGACGTACCGGACAGAACAGTGACAGCCATTGTTGTGAACGGTATTGGCTGATCAGATTCTAGCTTTGCTCATAAGCTTCAAAAGTTATGACGACCTGCGTTTGCGAAAACCCTTCCGGTGACGATGGTTCAATGGTGCGCGGACCATTTGCGGCGTCAAACTTTATATTTTCAAGCTGCAAACGTGAAAATAGGGTGATGCAACGCTGAGCAATCGTCAGGCCAGCACCAGGACCACCACCACGCGGAGCAAAGATGTTGAACACAAGAGTGCCGTTACGACGATCAAAGCCTGCACCAGTGCCACGCGATGACGTTGTAAGGATCGTCATGTAGGCAGAGTCACCCCAGATAATGCTGGTTTGAATCCAGCTTGCGTTGTTCGGCGGCGTAAAAGGGACGTTCTGATAGGCAACCTGAATAGCAGGCGAAGCGGCAAACTCCGTTGCGATCCGATTTTCGATGTAGGCGCGGACGGTGTTAAGGCTCATGATGATCGACCAATCCGGTCCGCTTCGGCGTTGACGTAAGTCTGAACGTCTTTGGCAATCGAATCAACCCAGCCGTCTTCCGCCTGTTTGCTGTGCCCCCGTGCAAGGGGTTCGGCGTAAATCAGGTTGTTGTGAATGCTGTAAACATTCCCGATACGCTCGTTGCCAAGGCTGTAATTGACTGCAGTTGGCGCCGGGTTACTTGGATACTCGCCCTCTGGCTGCCCTTTTGAAGGTGCTGCGTTTTCGCCAATCGCCCAACTAGCACGAAAGCGACCTGTATCTACAGGGCTGGCAAGCTTCAATCGTTGATCAGCGGTCAACACAGCGGCTTTAACCAACAGATTTAACTGACGTTCCGCGTAATCACCGATCTCACCAACCCTGATGGTGCGTGCCATGTCACTCTCTCAGGAATACTTCAAACACAATAGGCGTATTGTCCTGCTCGATTTTGCGCACCTCAACCACCTGCATAATGCGGCTAGATACAGTCACCTGATCAGACACTGCAGGCTCGTAGGCAAGATCAGCGGCGGCGATTGTGAGCTTCTTATCGGTGCTCTTTACCAGATCGTTGATCTCGCGCTCAATCACATCTTCAAGCACGCCACGCACAACGGTTTCCGATGCTGTTGGTGTTGCCACGCCTGTGGTTGGGTTGTAAGCGCCGGTGGTAATACGTCGGATGGTGACTTGGCCACCAAATTTCAGCATCAGCTTGCTGGCGGTCTTCCGCAATGAGGTTGCAAGTGCCATCAGATTTTGTAGGCGATGCAGGCGCCGTTTGTAAGTTTGATACTGGTGAAATAACCAGTCAGGTGAGCACCGGAATCAATGGCAGCACCGGCAAAATTATTGTCGATCACGTTGGTCGAAATGATCGCGTCAACCGTGCTGTTTTCGTAGAAGTCGATATGACTAAACCTGCCGGTATGGGCAACAGTGTCGGTAATCACCTCGGCGCCAACCGCGTAGTCAACAACAGATGCGCCGCCCCGTGCTTTTGCCATGATCAGATCTTGTAGGCAATGACAGCGCCAGCCGAAGCCAGCGTAAACGCGGTAAAGACGCCTTGCAGTTCAAACCCAGCCGGGAACGATTCACCAACCAAAGTATTGCCCGTGTAGTTCTGCGCTGTGATGGCAGTGAACGACGTATTGTTTTTGGCGATCACGATGCGATCCCACCGGCCAGTCTTTGCCGCAGTGGTATTCACAAAGTCGGCACCGATGCTGTAGCTCGGATCAATGCTGTTGGTGTTGGCCATGATCAGATCTTGTAGGCGACAATCTTGCCGGATGCCAGTGTCACACTGGTGAATACGCCTTCAATGCTGTCGCCTGCGGTAAGAGGCACAGAGGTGAAGGTATTGCCGCTGGCGTTCTGCACAGTGGCTGTACTGATCACGGCATCGGCCAAGGCATACAGCTTGTAAAACCGGCCGGTGTGAGCAGCAGTATCACTGATGTACTCAAAACCAATGTTGTAGGAGTCGCTATCGGCCATGTTCAACTCCGTTTGATAGAAAAGTTGCCCGGTCCACTGATTCTAAGCCCGGTCAGATAGCGTTCAAACAACGGCGGCACACGATCAGCTCCGGTGGCCATGCTGCTGGCGCCCGCAGACTCCACACGCAATGTGCCGATCTGAACCGACTTGTAATCTTCAATGCCGCTCAGGCCCATGCCGTCTTTGTTGTTGTTCAGGTAAACGGCGAGAACGACCTGAGCCTTTTTGATCTGATCAGGAATTTCGGTGTCGGTGTAATAGTCCGTAGTGATGCGGAACGGGAACCCAACAGCGTACGTATTGATGTACGTGTCAGGCTTGCGCACGCCAGTACGCGGCCATTGCAAAGCTTGAGTATCGGTAGCCCGTGCGCCAAGAAAGCGTTCACGATCAAGGCGCTGCGTTGCGGTGTACAGCGCCCGATTCTTCTGATCGTTCGTGGCTGACGCCCAAGCGGCTACGTCATCGTCTTGAACGAAACCCTCAACTATCAGTTCAGCTGCCGCCAGTGTCAGGTAGGAATTTGCCGAGGCCCCACCAACAGTGGCGTCAATCGAGATGGCCATCGGTGGGCTCCACTTTGGACTTCACAGTGCGACGCTTTTTAGGCGCCGGCTCTTCTGTATCAAGTTTAGGTGCAGTTTCTTGATCTTGGATCTTGTTGGCCGCTTTGTTCTCTTGGCGCCTGCGGAAAGCAAAAAGTCCGATGATCTTGCTCCCTTGCTGTAAAATTGTTGGGCTGGCGAGTTGGCGCTCCCAGCCTTGCGCACCCTGCTCGGAACAGGATGAGAACTCCATTATGGCTTGCGGGCCAAACCTTTGGCAATTGGACTGTCATTGGTGACGCACCAATAAAGCGAACAATGCCTAACGGGGCCAAGCGTTGTTATTGGCTGTGCCGCTGTGTGTGCGGTAGACAAAGGGAAATTCAAGGAACTTCCTTGAAACGTGGACGTTCAAAGTCTTGCGGATGCGTTGCCGGTGTTCCGCGATATGAATTTCACGGATTAAGCGCAATACCTGAGTATCGGATTTGGCAAGGCATGAGAGAGCGTTGCAACAACCCAAACCACGCCGCATTTCGTTACTACGGAGGCTCGGGCGTAAACGTTTGTCAGAGATGGGAAAGTTTTACCGCATTCATTGAAGATATGGGCCCTAGACCGGGGCAAACAACACTGGACAGAATTGACCCATATGGAAATTATGAGCCTCAAAATTGCCGTTGGGCGACTTGGACAATTCAAGCCTCAAATAAACGCAAACATAAAAAAGAGGGGTAAAAACCCCTCCG